TGCCCGGTCTGTGCAGCGAGCTAAGGAGGGACTGAAACATGACACAACTTTTAGTAAGGGCTCTTGAAGCCGCAAACGCCGGACCCTCTGAAAAGAAGATCCTCCAGGACCGGATCGTATCCCGTGACCTTGCAGCATTCGAGCGGCAGACCGGCACCCGGTATGTTATCGAAGGCGAAGATGGCAAGATGCACAACGCCCGTGAACTGCTCCTCTCGGAAGCAGTCGAGACCGGCACGCTGGTCCAGACCGAGATCAACCGCACCATCATCGAGGGTGCTGAACCCGCCCGCTGTATGCGTGACGCGGTGCCGATATTCCCGATGAACTCCAACGTCATGCAGATCAATATCGGGGATTCCGGACGGTATGCGCCCTTTGTCGGTGAAGGTGCTGAGTTCACCATCAAGAACCAGGACTACACCGCCCGCACATGGACTGCGAAGAAGATCGGGGAGATCCCGCTCTGTACGAAAGAGATGGTGGACGACGCCCTCTTCTCCGTCATTGAGATGGAAGTCCGAAAGGCCGGGGAAGCCTGCGAGAACACCCTCAACCAGTGGATGCTAGCCTGTCTCCTCGACAACGCCGGCAACGAGTACGACATCAACGCTGCAGTTGCGGCCCTCGGTGGCGCAGCCGCAATCCGTGAGGCAAAGGCCCTGATCGCCGCTGACGGATACAAGGCGGACACCACGGTCTACACCCCGCAGGTTGAGACCTATATCTGCAAGGACTACACGCCCATCGCATACAACCCGGTAGCACAGGAACAGATGCGGACCGGCCTGCTCCCGATGATCCTCGGGACCAAACTGTATGAATGCGGTGTCGATATCTCCACCACATCCGCGCCAACCACGTCCACCTACGTATGGGGCGCACCCACCGATGGCTATATCGGCATGTGCCTGTTCGACAAGGCAAAGTGCGGCGGGATCGGGATGCGCCAGGACCTCTTCGTTGAGGACTACCGCGACCCGCTCCGGGACCTCGTGAGCGGCAAGGTCTCCATGCGTGTGGCCTGCCAGTACGGGCTCGCAAACGCGATCTCCCGTGTCGAATACGGCGGAGCGTAAGCCTGAGGGAGGATATCCCTCATGGTTTTAAGCACCCAGAATTGCGGCAAGTATCTTACCCGTTCATACGAGCGGGATAAGAACGCGGGAGAGCTGGACAGCAGCAACCTCACCGCCGCCGAAATCTCCTTTTTGGAGATCCAGGATGGGGAAGGCGCAATGAAGGCACGGCTGGAGAAGATGCGGGAGGAAGCGGATGGCGTACTGCACGTATGATGAAGTCCAGCTGGAAGCAGGGACCGCCTGCGGGACGCTCACCACCGCGAACATTACCAGCCTTATCACCCGTGCCGATGCCGAGATCACCGACATCCTCACACAGAAAGGCATCACGGCGCCAGCCAGTGCCACCCAGCTCAAGACCGCCAGCATCTACTTCACCATCGCCAAGATCAAGCGCCGGCAGGCCCACGAGCTCAGCCGCCCGAACTCTCTTTCAGTGGGCGGTGACATTTCCTTTTCAGTATCCCCCGAAGCGGAGATCCTGGCGCTTGAAGAGAAGGCATTTGCAGCGATTGACCAGTATGTCAGCGCCACCAACGGTAGCGGCATCCGGGTATCCCGCGTGAGAACCGCGAGGTGCCATTAATGGTCATGCCCTCGGTGTTCCTGATTCATTCGGGAACCGTCAACCACAAAGCGCAGAACTTCACGCTGGCATATGACGGCGGCACCGCAGCGTTCACCGCGGGGAAAACCCTTACCGGGGCAACCTCGCACGCTACCGCTGTCATCGTATCAACCGGCACCGTGGCATCGGGAACGCTCACCCTGCACACCGTATCAGGAGTATTCCAGAACGACGAGGCATTGAGCGATAACAACACCGTGCCCGGTGCAGCGGTGTCAGCTGGCACCACAACCGAGGCCCTGGACGCTTACGGGGCGCTGACCTATACGGACGTGAGCACGGCGGTATCCTGCCGGTTCGTCCGTCCGGTGCAGCGGTTCGCGGGCTCGCCTGTTGTTATCCAGACCTCGCCCCGCGTGCTTCTCCCTGCCGGTACTTCGGTATCAGTCAATGATACCCTGACCAGCACGGACACCGGGTTTGCGGAGACGTTCACAGTAAACACCGTTTACCAGGTCTACGAGGCTGCGGTTAAGACAGTATCACACATTACCTGCGACATCGCGGCGGTGGTCTGATTGAGCGAAGATTACGTATCTACTACTACAAGCGCCCTTCACCGGGAACTTATCGAAACGAAACTCGGCGCCTGCAATGAAAGGGTAGACGGGATCCTGATAGAGATCCAAGGGGTTCGTGACTTGCAGAAAACTATCCTATATACCCTGATTATCATCGGGTTTGGGGTAGCCTGCACCCTTGCCGGCGTGATTGTTGGCCGGGGTCTTGATTTCGGGTGGCTGATCCCATGAGGTGCACCTGATGGCTGCATTCTCGTTCGATTTCTCCGGGTTGAACCTGCTCACCCGTGATCTCCAGAAGATAGCGGCAGGCATCCAGAAGAACGAACGGGCAGCGGTCAAACTCGCCGGGCAGGCTTACGCCAACGACGTGAAAGCCATTGCCCCCTACAAGACCGGCACCTATCGCCGTTCCATTCATGTGGAGATGAGCACCGAAGGGATCCGCGAGGTTGCCCTTATCGGCACGGACGTTCCGTACGGGCGCCGGCTGGAGTTCGGGTTCATGGATACCGATTCCCTCGGGCGGAAGTATCAGCAGTATCCCCGCCCGCACTGGCGCCCGACATTCGATCACAACCTCATGAAGTACCGGGGGATCATGCTGGCAGCCCTCGAGGGGGGCAACATCAGCGCCGCCGTGGAAGAGTTCAGCGGATACGAGAATGCCGTATCAGGATTACGCCCTGACCTTACAGGAGGCATCTGATGATCGATCCGGTCCTCGCCATCATTACCCGGCTGAAAGCGGATACCGCAGTTGCCAATGTCGTGAGTACCCGCATCTACCGCAGTGCTCTCCCGGCATCCCCCACATTCCCCGCCATCACCGTGTCACGGGTAGACGCCCAACGGCTGAACGCATACCACAACCGGCGGGGCATCGGGCAGAGCCGGGTCCAGTGCACCGCATGGGCTACGAGTGACGGGGCGGCGGATAACCTCTCTGAACTCATCGCTGACAGTCTGAACATGGTCGATAATACCACCCTGTCCCCGGGCGTGTATGTGATCAGGATTGACGACCAGGGGACCGTCCCGGACTATACACCCGACCTGAAATACTGGATGTATCACCGGGACTTTTTGATCATTTACAACAGTTAGGAGGAACGAAACGAAATGACGAATCAGGTAATCACAGGAAGAGGGGTGAACCTTGTCTGCGGCACCAGCGTTTACGGAGAAGTCCAGAACGTCTCCGAAATGATGGCGACCCTCAGCAAGATCGACACCAGCTCACACAACAACGTGTCAGCCGTCAAGACCAGCCGCCCGGGGTTCATCGAGAACTCTGAACTAAGCATTGACCTCGGGTTCACCGGCAGCACCGCACAGACCGCCATCCAGGCGGCATTCTATGCCGGCACCGTCAGCACATGGCAGATCGTTGCCCCGTGCAAATCCATCACGCGGGCGTGGACCTTCTCGGGCTACGTCAGCGGGTGCGGGATCCCGAAGTTCGACAAAGACGGCAATGCGTCGCTGAGCTTCAAGGTTCAGCCAACTGGCGCCATCACCGAAGTGTCAACCGCGGTATCCGTCGGTGTTGAAGGTATTGCAGTAATCGATGGCGAGTCAACTGCGCTCACCCTCTCCCCGACATTCGCGGCAACCACTTACGGATACCAGATCACCACCGATCTGGCAGATACCGGCGTTGCGTTCTGCATCAGCGGTACGGGTTCCGGGGAGTCGGTTTACGTCAATAACGTGCTCGCCACTGCCGGCACGACCGGATCGGCTATCACCATCCCGACAACCGCCGGCGAAGTCCTCATGATCCCCGTGGTCAAGTTCTGCACGGCCTGCGTGCCGAAAGTGTACTGGATCGAGGTTACTCACGGGTATGTATGAGGGTTCCCTGAATGCCTGACGAGTCATTCCCCATAGAGATCGAGGGGGAAACCCTCGCCCTCCGTTTTGAGGATAAGGACGTGCGGGAGATCGAGAAGTCCCTGTCATTGTTCGAGGCGTTCCACCCGACCCGCCGGACCTACGACAACGCCGCTCTTATCCTCTGGCGAGGGTTGCGGCGGGCGAACGATGCCGGCACCCTGACCTATGCGATCCAGCAGGCACCACAGGGCAAGGAACTGGCGTTCCGGACGGTTAAGGCGTTCTGCCAGCAGTTCAGCGGGCCCGCCGGCATGGTGGTGCTCTATGGCTCGTTCCATCGGGCTCTCATCGTGTCCGGGTGGTTCGGGGAACCGAAAGACGAACCCGCGAAACCGGCTGCCGGGGATGACGCACCAAAAAACTAGCCGCGGCCTACGAGAAGGCCAACGAGAAACTGGCGTTCGGGCTCTGCGGGCTCACCCCCGGGCAGTTCGGGAGAATGACACCGGCAGAATTTTACGCAATTGCGCAGGCAAGAATCGAGGCACGGAACGAGGAATGGAGGTTCCTGGACATCTTGAACGGGGTCCAGTGTTCCCTGCTTGCCAATATCAACCGTTCAGCATCAGCATCGCCGTATAAGGCGGAGGATTTCAGGATCATGCAGGATAAGAAACGAGCAGACCCGGACGAGCTGGTCAGGAAATTAGGTGCATGGGCGGCGTCGCAGGGTGATCGCCGTGGCTAACGACGGAATTCTTCAGTACTTTGCGAAAATTGGGCTCGACGCACAAGACTTCCTGAACGGCATGAGCAAGGCACAAGGCGGCGTCCTGTCGTTCTACCGTGACGTGTCGGTCAGCATGGCCGCCACGATGCTGATCTTCGATAAGGTCATGCAATACGGGCAGAAGTTCATCGACCTTTCCAACCAAGCCGCCGAATACGTCAGCACCATCGACAAGCTCGCCGTAACCACCGGCATGAGCACCGAGGAGCTGGAACGGTGGGCGAACGTTGCCCGGTACGCTGATTCCGATATCAATACTCTGGCAGCGTCGATCAATAAGATGCAGGTGAACCTTGCCTCGTCCGGTGCAGCCGGGGATGACGCCCGGCAGATGCTGGATGATATGGGGGTATCCTACAAGAACGCCGATGGCAGCCTGAAGTCAACGGCGGAACTGTTCCCCGACATCATCCAGGGCATGAAAGGGCTGGAGAGTTCAGCCGATAGAGTCACCGCAGCCAACGCCATATTCGGCAGGGGATACCAGAGCCTTGCCGGGTATATGGACATGAGCAAGTCGGAGATGGAAGAATATTTCTCCGGCGCCGCTGTCCTGACCGAAGAGGGGAAAGAAGAGCTCAGGGATTATGAGAAAGCAATCAAGGATCTTAATGCATCCGTGGGCGGGCTCGCCAATACCGCCGGCGCTGAACTTGCCCCCGCGTTCGGTGAGTTTGCGGAACTCCTGAACGACGTATCAGCCAGCGAAGGAACCATAGAGTTCTTTTCATGGC